GGGGTATAGAATATAAATATAAGGAATATAAAGAGTTTTTTATACCCCGAAAAAAAATTCTGTACGGGGTGTACGGGGTATGTAATGTATGCTGGCGTTTCTGTCAGATCTGTGGCATTATCGCGACATGTGATTATATTGCGCGGGTTTGAAACATGGCGGCTAAAAAAAATGAATTCGGGCTAACTGACAAACAAGAAAAATTTGCCCAAGAATATATTCGATGTAAAAATGCTTCACAGGCATATCGTAATTCTTATAATGCCGGAACAATGTCGGATAATGTTATTCACGTTAAAGCTTGTGAAGTTTTAAAAACCGGTAACGTGGCGGTAAGGATAAATGAATTACGTGGCGAAATTAAAGAACGACATAATATAAGCGTGGATTCACTTGTTAAAGAATTAGAAGAAGCGAGACAAATTGCTTTATATGCAATTACACCACAAACAGGTTCGGCAGTTGCAGCAACAATGGGTAAAGCTAAATTATGCGGATTAGATAAACAGATTGTGGAATTATCTGGCGAAATATCGACGCGTACTGTTTTAAGTGATTTTTATGCAACCAACACTAAATCCTAATCTTCGAGAGTTCTGGGAAACGCGGGAAACCTCCGAAGGTGTACCAATTCGCTTCCGTACGCTCTATGGTGGCCGTATGTCGAGTAAGTCGCATGATGTAGCGGGTATTGCTGTAGCACGCGCAAATCACCATACAGAGCGTTTCCTGTGCTTACGCATGTACCAGAATAGAATTGCCGATAGTGTGTATACACTTCTTAAAGATAAAATTGATTATTTTGGATTAAGTAAAAACTTTAAAATATATTCAGATGCAATAGAACATAAAAACGGGTCTATATTTAGATTTTACGGAATGGCTCGTAATGTTGACGAAATAAAATCTTTCGAAGGTGCCACGGTTGCATGGATTGAAGAGGCGCATAATTTGACGGAAAACATGTTTAAAATTATCCGTCCTACAATTATGAGGAATGAAAATGCGGAAATATGGACAACGTTTAATCCTAAATTAGCTACAGACTTCGCATATAAGCGCCTCGTATTAAATCCACCGACTGGGACTATTGTTCGCCAAATTAATTATGTTGATAATCCTTTTTTATCTGATACAGCAATTGCAGACATTGAATCATCAAAAGTAGAAGACTTTGAAGAATTTCAACATGTGTATTTGGGTGTACCGCTAGACAACGATGACAGGGTTGTTATTAAACGTTCATGGTTACAAGCCGCTATTGATGCACATTTGAATGTTACGCCGCTTAATGGCGTATGGACGGGCAGCCCTACAGTGGGGTATGACGTGGCGGATGATGGTGATGATAAGAACGCTACAGCAGTTATGAGCGGTTCTGTATGTGTTGGTTTGGATGAGTGGAAAGGTGGAGAAGATGAACTACGCGAATCAGCCGCACGTGTGAAATTTACTGCGGACTCATTCGAAGCGTCTCATATTGGTTACGACAGCATCGGCGTAGGTGCTGGAACTGGTTCACATCTAAATTCGCTCGGATGGCGTAGCCATTTTAAATTTAACGCCGGTGGTAAAGTGACCGAACCAAAAAAACATTACAGTACGACAAAAATAACCAATGAAGATTTTTTCTCAAATTTAAAAGCTCAAGCATGGTGGCTTACCGCAGATCGGTTTCGTAATACTTTTTTAGCCGTCACAAAAGGGCAAGATTTTCCCGCTGACCAGATGATAAGTATATCCAGTGATATAGATTCTAAGTTAATGGAAAAATTAATTGATGAACTATCCACCCCAAAACGCGATTTTGACAATAGCGGTAAAGTCAAGGTAGAATCAAAAAAAGACCTTGCAAAACGTGAAATAAAATCCCCCAATATTGCCGACGCATTCATAATTGCAAATAGTCGCGGATTATTGGCACGCCGTTCATTGAGAGACATATTATGAAAGAAAATACAGCCGATGGACTTGTGAACATTGCTAGCGGTTTGGGGACTGAAAAAGCTAAACGCTCACACAATAAGTTTCAATATTCAACGCTCAACACTTGGCAACAATGGGACGCTGCATATCAAACCAACTGGATTGCACGTCAAATTGTGGACATTCCTGCAGAAGATATGACGCGTGAATGGCGTTCTATCAAGTGTGATGGTGCAGAAGATATACGAATTGAAGAAGACCGTTTAATGATACCAAGTCTTGTACATGAAGCGGAATGCTGGGCAAGATTGTATGGTGGCGGCGGTATTTTAATGATTACAGGTCAGGACTTAACAAAACCGTTGAATTTAAACGCCATTAAAAAAGGCGGTTTGCAACGTTGCATCGTATTCGACCGTTTTGATATGCAGGCTATGACACTGAATACATGGAATGTATTGGCCAATAATTATTTACAACCTGAATTTTTTACAATTACAGGCGGTGCCCAAGAGATTCATTGGTCACATTTTGCACGATTTAATGGCGCACGTTTGCCACGGCGGCAAATGGTACAAACTCAGGGCTGGGGCGATTCAGAACTGCGAAAATGTTTAGATGATATTATGGACATTGTGGCATCTAAAGACGGTATAGCTGAACTAATGCAAGAAGCTAATATCGATGTGATTAAGCGTCAAGGATTGAGCGAAGAAATAGCGACAGACCAAGACAGTGCAATTATGAAACGTTATAGCGTTTTTAGTCTCATGAAATCCACAATCAACATGGCACTGTTGGACGGTGACGAGACGCTAGAACGTCAAACGCTCAATCTGTCCGGTGTGGCGCCCATCATTGAGACATTTATGACCTGGATAAGTGGAGCGGCTGATATACCCGTTACACGACTATTCGGTACGTCCGCAAAAGGTTTAAATGCTACAGGTGATGGGGATTTAAATAACTATTACAACTCAATTCGTTCTAAACAACTTACACAGCTTGATCCGGCCATGCGCCGACTCGATGAGGTGTTAGTGCGTTCAGCACTCGGATACTGGCCGGATGATTACAATTATCAATGGAATCCATTATCACAACCAAATCATGTTGAAGCTGCCAACGCTGCTAAAATACTGGCCGACCGCGATAGTATTTATTTATCTGCTGGAGTTGTACAAGTGTCGCAAATTCAACGCAATTTGCAAGCTAATGAAACATATCAATATAATGACGAAGACATTGCCGAATTGGAAGAGTTAGAAGACGCAAATATGTTTGAAGAACCTGTCCAACGTGATAATATGTAGTGAAATTAAGCGAGAAACCAACCACATTATGGTGTAATGGTTGGTGGAAGGACTCCGTAGAATCCATGAATTTTACGGTATGTATACTCGTGTGATATGTTAGTTAATATTTAGCATTACTCGAAGTTTGTCGTTTTTTTTATTGCGCAAGGTAAATCTCAATCCTATACTAGTAGTATCAATACTGACCGGAACCAATTTATTGGGGTATTGTTACCGGGGGTTGAACTATCAATTTCACCCAGCCTGAGAGCGGGATAACCAAAGGTATAGGCCGGAAATTTTAAAGAAATATCACGCTAATCTCCTAGAACCTGGTGGCTGTTCTTCGCGGGGCAAGCCACCAGCCAACTGTCACTCATCATTCAAAAGCGTTAAATTACCATCTCGTATCGCTTGATTTAATTTGTTGAACACATCCCGAAATGTACCAAACTGTTCTTTAGGTATTTTACTCAGATGATGGTATGAAATCGTTCCTTTTTGTTCGTCTAGAACAATTCTACCACCCTCCACACCCGCGACAAAAAAAGAACCGTGGAAACTTACGCCATTGTGTAATTAGACCGTCATCAATAGCTTTTTGAATGTACACCGGAAGAGTTACTGCCTCGACATCCATAATTTTACCCTTTTCTACGTCTATCGCATCTTTTGTTTTTTTTGGATACTTTCTTTAAGTGTACGAAGTGAGTCATTCTGTTTTTCCCAGTTGTTCAATGTTGTCCGACCATTGCGTTTATCATTTAGAGGTTGACCGTTTACCATTCTTACGGTGTCGATATGATTCTGTAATTTAACGTCAAATAATGCTTCTTTTTTAATTAAAGAGACTTTCGATATTTCCAACCGTTTAGTCATTTTTTTTTATCTCTTCTATGTGTTATCATGTGATTAATAATATCCCACACTGACGGTACTGTCAACATGAAGTTATCAGGAATTCAATACAACGTTGTTTTACAGCGAATGATTAAAACATTGAAACGCGACATAGATGTGGAGATAGTGCCTCTTATACGTCAATATGCAGACGAAACGACTCTGGATAGTGCATCTGTGACTACAGTAGATTCGTGGAGCGACATTATAGCCGCGGCATTGACAAGACTTATAGACCGCTGGGACAGTTCCTATTACGGGAGTATAGCGAATGACATTGCCAGTAATTTTGTCACTACAGCAATGAAGCGTAATAAAAAATCATTTGGGTTTGATGTTTTTCAAAACTCGCAAGAATTAATCGATTACATGAATGCAGCAAGTTGGCAAAATGCACAATTGATAACGTCAATTAATTCTCAATATCTAACACAAGTCAGTAATATTGTAATGGGTAACATGCGTCAAGGTATGCGTCCGTCGTACATCATAGAGCAATTACAAGAACAATATGGAATTACACAAAGACGGGCAAAAATGATAGCGCGCGACCAGACTGCTAAAATAACCGGTGAAATTACAAAACTTAGACAGCAGCAGGCAGGTTTTAAATATTTCCGATGGTTGGATAGTCATGACCAGCGCGTGCGTCACCGCCACAGAGAAATAGCTAACAAAGTGACGCCTTACGGTAAAGGGGTGTATAAGTGGACAGAATTGCCGTTGAGCGACAACGGCGAACCGATACAGCCGGGTAGTGATTATAGTTGCCGATGTGTAGCCATTGCAGTTAGTGACGCCGCTGTAGCAACATTTCAAAAAACCGGAAAATAGCGACAATTACGATTACTGGTGTAAATGTCACTATTACCCAACTTAATACTGGAATATACCAATCATATTTTCCGGGTATATAAGATGCGATGGATGTTATTGTGGTCATTACAACCCATAAAGTCATAATAAATGCAAGCATGTTTGACACTCCTTAAATGCGTGTTATTATACACGTAATAATATGACGGATAAATTCATGCAAATTTTAGTCAACGATCGCAAATCGTATTCAATCACTCAACGAGAATATACCGATGAGGGATTTTTACGCGTTCCCGGCAATGTTGCTCGTAGCGGTGTACAAGAATATTTGGCTAGCGAGTTGCGTTTACCCGGTAATCCGAATCGTATCGTTAAAGTTTATCGTCCACCAGAAGAAGTTTTTAATTCCGACTCTCTCAGTTCTTATGATGGAGTGGATATTACTATAAATCACCCTGACGGACTTGTCAATAGTAAAAACTTTAAAAAAGTATCGGTTGGGTTTATTCGCGGCGATGGACGGCGTACAGACAACGACCATGTGGAATGTGATCACATCATTAAAGCGCAAGAAGCCATCGATGCTGTAAACAGCGGTAAGTGTGAATTATCAGCAGGATACACCGCTGTTTATGACCATTCGCCGGGTGTTACCACCGATGGGGAAGAATACGAATATATACAACGTAACATTAGAATTAACCACGTAGCAATTGTAGACCGTGCCCGTGCTGGTGCGACTGCAAGGATTTTTGACAACCACCCAACCGGAGGCAACATAATGCCTGTAATGATCACAACTGATAGCGGTCGAAGCATTGATGTTGCCGACACTGCGAACGCACAACTTGTAGCCGATGCATTTGATCGACTATCGGCGCGCGTAACAACTGCTGAGGCTGCGCAACAAACCGCTCAGGCTATTGCAGATTCACTCACTGCACAAATGGCAGAATTGAAAAATGTATCTAGCGATGCAGCTATTACCGCTCGCGTTAAAGAAATCGCAACATGTCAGATTACCGCTCGTAAAATTTGCGGTAAAGATTTCATGTGTGATAGTGCAGACCCGATTGAAATTATGCGCTCTGCCCTTTCTGTGAAAATGCCTAAGCGCGACTGGGCAGATAAAGCTGCTGCATACATTCAAGCTTCTTTCGATATGGCAGTAGAGGCAGAAGAAGAAGAGGAAGAAGAAACAAAAGACAGCTCCGCACAACTTGCACAAGTTGCAGCCGATGCTGCTCGCTGTAATCCTCAAAACAAACCATCGCCTTACGAACTGCGTAAAGCACAGTTGTCAAATGCCTGGAAAGGGGTGAAATAATATGACAGTACAATCATCAAAATCTTACGCATTATACCACAATTTTGCATATGAAGGTATGTTGGTAGACCAGCAATTATCAAACGTGATATCACGTATGAATCGAACATCGACTGCAATTCCGTTCGGTCGTGGTGTTGTTACAGATACAGACGGCTCTGCTAAATTACCGGCAAGTGACTCAAAGGTTGCTCAATTTATAGGGATTTCCTTGCGTGAACTGAGTCACGCACATAAAGATGGCGACACGTTTGGGGCGGTTCCTAACCGTAGTTTCGCCATTGTCACGCAAGGGGTGATATATGTTAAATCTGCCGTTACAGTCAAAAAGGATGATCCGGTATATTTATTACTTTCAGATGGTACTTTCACTAATGTAGAAACGGGTGCTATTGCCATCACTAATGCTAAATGGGTATCCGCTACGTTTGCAAACGGCTTGGCTAGACTTTCTTTGGTAGGGGTTGGGGGTTAATATGCACATTATCACAGTTAACGACAGCGCTACAGGTGCATCATACCAGTACGACGCGGATATGGTAATTAATAATGCAGATTCGGGTCTTGCATTTTATATAAGTCAACTTAGCGTTCTTGAATCAAAAATCTATGATGTCAAGTATAGTAACATTATTTATCAAGATATCATTCCTGTAGATACTTCCGACCCCGAGTGGGTAGATAGTGTTAGTTACATTAGTTATGACGCTGTAACCATGGGTAGATTTATTGCCGCAAATGGTAAAGATCTACCGCAATCCGATATCGAAGCAAATATGTCGGAAATCAAAATTGGTTATGCTGGTAACAGTTACGGATATTCAATCGAAGAGCTGCGCAAATCTCAACAGATGCGCATTCCGTTAGATGTGACAAAAGCACGGGTTACGTATAGGGGTGCTCTTGAGCACATGCAGAAAGTGGCATTTTTCGGCGATTCAGACCGCAAGATGCAAGGTATGTTTAATAATAGCAACATTACCCTGACCAATTCCACTGTGGACTGGGCAACTGCTACCGGTGCGGAAATGGTCAAGGATATGAATGATCTGCTCATTAGTATTTGGACAGATTCTTTCAACGTTCATATCCCTAACGTATTATTGTTGCCATCTGACAAATGGGCAATTGCCAGCTCGAAACGTATGGATACGGGTACGGACACCACAGTCCTCCAGTTTTTAAAAATGAATAACTTGTTTACAGATTTAACAGGTCAAGAGTTAGAAATCCGTCCAATTTTACCATTGAAAGATGCCGGTGCAGCTAAAAAACCGCGCATGATGGCATACGAAAAGAATCCTGACAACTTAACCATGCGTCAGCCAATTCCTTGGCGTTCATTGGCTCCACAGCCTATCGGTTTACGAATTGAAGTACCTTGTGAATATAAGGTAAGTGGGGTAGAATTTCGGTATCCCGGTTCAGCAGGTTATAAGGACATGTTGTAATATCAACAACTTAAACCCTCGCAAGAGGGTTTTTTTTATTCGTTGTATCTGAATATAAAACATGTATAATCGGTTACCTAGATCTTATACTTGGATGCAATGACAGATGAAAACAAAAAGAGTTAGACTTAATAAAGATATTTTTATAAAGCGTGCTAACGATATTCATTGTAATAAGTTTGATTATGACCTTGTACAGTTTGAAACAGTCCATGATTTCATCACTATTCGATGCCCTATACATGGGTGTTTTGAACAAAAAGCATACTCACATTTAGCGGGTATAGGATGTAAACAATGTGGACATGATGAAAGTGCTAAAAAAAGAAAAACAATAGATGCAGACTTTATAAAAAGAGCTAGCGAAATACATGGCGATAGATACGATTATTCGCGGGTGGAATATGTTAAATCGTCGAGCAATGTTAAAATAATTTGTAAAATTCATGGCGAATTTTATCAAACTCCTAAATCTCATTTGCGTGCTCAAGGTTGTCCTGCATGTAACATGGGTGGTAGGTTATCACGGGAGGAATTTATAAAAAGAGCTAAAGGAATACATGGCGATAGATACGATTATTCACTTGTCAATTATACTCATTCAAAAGTTCCAGTTACTATAATTTGTAAAATTCATGGTGAGTTCGATCAAACTCCTGAATCACACGTTAAACAACGTTCGGGTTGTCAATCATGTGGTGCAAAAATAACGATATCGAAAGATGAAATAGAAATTTACAATTTTGTTAAATCGTTAGTACCCACTGCAATACAAACAGACAGAAAAACAATATATCCTAAAGAATTGGATATAGTAGTGCATTCGCACAAATTGGCCATAGAATTCAACGGGATATATTGGCATAACGATTCGGTAAATAAAAATACACGCCGGCATCTTGAAAAACGTTTACAATGTGAAAAAGAAGGTTACAGGTTGATAAGCATTCGTTCAGACCTTTGGAAAGAAAGACAACCACAAATAAAATCAATTATAAAAAATGCATTACAAAAAAATAAAAAAAGAATATTTGCCCGAAAGTGTATAATTGGGGAAATAAGTCATGCAATTGCTCAACCATTTCTAGAGCTAAATCACGTTCAAGGTTCCAGACCTGCTTCCCAATATTGGGGAATGTTTTATTGTGATGAATTGGTATCTGTGATGACTATTACTCATAACACTAAAATAAATCATTGGGAACTTGTACGATTTGCAACATCTTGTAATGTGGTCGGTGGACTAAGTAAAATGTGGAAACATATAACCACTGTGAATAATATAACTCAGGCTTTTTCTTATGTAGATAGAGACTTATTCACGGGTGAGAGTTATAAAAATGCTGGTTTCATTCATGAATCAACAACTGTAGGGTTTAGAGTCGTGGTTGGTAAAACTACAGAATCTCGTCAAAAATGGAATAAATCTCCGGATGGACTTACACAATCTGAGTGGTATAATCGTGAAGGTGTGTCACGAATATATGATTCTGGTCAAGATAAAATTGCATGGTGTAATCAACATAACAGGTGAGAAAAATGACAGCAATTAAATGTGGTGTAAATACTGCGCGTAAAATAGTTATCAATATCGGCGACAAAGACGAAACGCAATATGTGTTATTGCCGGGCGGTACAGATGCGCCGACAATTGAAGTACCGTCGAGTGTGCTAGATATTGAGTTTGTAAAGAGTCTGATTGACACTGGTGATATCGTAATTGTTAAAGGTGAATCAGTAAGTGATAATATTGAAAACTTGCGTAATCAATGTAAATTGCTGGGTATAAAGTACGAAAAAAATTGGAGTGAAAATAGACTTCGAGAAGCTATCAACAAATTCACCGAGTAAAATGCCGCCCCGTTATGGGGCGTTTTCTTTTCTTTGTCGCACCATTTTACGCTGCCTGCACCTTGCTCTACATACCTCTTGCTTGCTGTTTGTTCTTGTATACCATTCACCGCATTCCGGACACTTGTACTGCAACGTTCCACATGACGTACATCGACGTCTGTCGGTCATAGTTCCTTCCCTCTGTGCATCCAACTCAAAATGTATTGTACCATTGTAAAGCTTGTATAGCGTGCGAGGATTTACAAAATGCTTCCTGATATGAATAAGTCAATCGAGGGTAATAAAATGTCTGAAGGTATCAATATTGAACATCACGATCATGATTACCATCCGAAAGGTTATGGATATCGTCACGACGGTGCTGTAATGGGTTTCGGTTGGGGAATTGTGGCATTTATTGCGTTTTTAGTTGTAATTTGGGCTGTATGGTCTAACCACAATCGTTGCAGCGATCAGCATTTGGTCAGTGTGCGTGCATTGGATCAGGTCGGTTATCAAGCCGGCTACGTTCAGAAACAGCTTAACGATATGCAATATACGCTAAATAACCAATGCAACAAAGACGACTATCGTTACGATGAAAATCTTCGATTTGGTAATCCTGTAGGTAACCACACTCAACCCGCTTGTTATGCCCGTAAAGGGTATGGTCATGGAAGTGTAATCAATGGTTCTCCAATCAACGAGTCACATACTTTCGCTTCGGAAAATAGTGCATTCGGTTGATCACTTTGGGGAATTAAATATGATTCACATTGATAATGAATGTCACAAAAATAAGTGTGACGATGAATTTGCAAAAACCACAGTGCATTTAGAAAGCGATTGTTGTCATGAACAAGAATGTAAACCTAAAAAGCATAGTGAATGCGAATTTGAATTTGAAGAAGCATTTGTTCGACCTGCTGTAGTTGCTGTAGATAACGGTACGACAATCATCCAAGTCAAACCGTGTACCACTACTGTCCAATTACTTAACAACCCTGCATTGTTGAAAACTTACTTCATTGATGTGCGACCATTAGGTAAGCATGACAAAGGAAATGTCGTAATCACTTCTTTAGGTGGTATTACACTAACATCCTTTAGCGGTACTTATGGTACTACAGGTGTCGAGCTGAATGGTATTGCTGCTTATCTATCTCTATCGTGGGATGGTAACGCATGGGTACCAGCCGTTTAACATCACAGGGGGGCGTTCTACGCCCCTATTTTATTGATTCGATTGTTTGTTTGAAGTTTATTTATTTAATTATTAATTCAACTGATGAGGTTTATAATATGTCTTTTTTAACTTTGAATGGTTTGAAAAAAGCTCTTCAGTATATCCAAGATAATAGCAGAACTATTAAATACCACCCTTTCGAACCCTTGAAGGGTATGATTGTTATACCTAAAAATATCCCAGACGATGAACAATATCATTTATTTTTAATTCAAAAATTTGAGCCGCGTTTAATTGATAAATTCAGTAACGAATTAACATTACTATCAATAAACGGGCAAGAGTTTTTAGATATTTTATCAGACGATAAATATATTGAAATTCTTAAACATCAAATTAAAAAATTAGGATATTCCGAACCGTCCGACCGTCAAATATATAAACTTCTCAGGCAACAGATGGGAGATTATTCAATTCCAGTAACTAATCCTGTCAGTGAAGTTATAGCATTAATGGGTTCGTTAAATCCTGAAATTGATATAACACCAAAATGGTCAGATGAGCAAGAATCAGAAGTAAAATTACCTTCACCACCACCGGACGAGCCTGCTACAATTGAAACCCCGAAAAAAAAGAAGGGGTGAAAATATGTTAAATCCTAAACAAATGTCACACATTACCAAGGCCGCCCAATCTGGGGCGGCACTATCATTTGACCCGTGGGAGAAAAATGAAGGCGTGATCACACTGCGTAAAATCCACGCTCGTACAAAGATGGGTGAGGCTCGCAGACTTGATGCCGCTAGATTGCAAATGCCGTATATAAAAGCACTATGGGAACAGATAAGCGGTGGTTTAACGGGTATGGCATTACCAAAACCAATGAAAACATTTATGAATAACATGTTTGAGCGAGTTAAAAATGACCGTGATTATGCCCGACTGGTTTATAATATTTTCCCATTGATTGCAGATCGGTATGGTGCAGGAACTCAATCGAATGGTAAACCTCGTTTATCTTTTGTACGCATGAAAGATGACCCCGATTGTGCACGGTTGCGCCGATGAATATACCGAAATTTTTAGCCAGTGAAGAACTAACAATATTGAAAGGAATTTTTAAAGACTATTTGGCGCCGTATATTCAACGTAAATTATCCAATGCGATGGAACCCGTTAATATGACAAAAGAAGAAGCGGCGCAAAAAGCTAAAGAGGACTTTCCACCTGCACAAGGTGATGATTTTAACGCTGATGAATTTAAATAAATAAAGGGGCTAATGCCCCTTATTTCTTTCGCCATGTTAACTGCGTAATAAGTCAATCCTCTATTTCACACTTAGAAATATACCACTTATAACCATCACGTTCAGGTTGTTGTTGTATAAATTCTTCGGCTCGTTCTCTAGTTCTAAACACCACCAACTCATCACTTATTTCATAGTCTGGTGTACCTTCAACTATAAATACAGTTTCACTCATTTCTTACCCTCCAACATTTCTTTGATAAACTCCGACCATGTGTTAATCTCTTTGTCAATAACTTTATTTTCTGGATACGTCATGGAAATTACTCCCGATATTGTTACAGCATTTCGCGCCTTTTTTAAAGATTTTGCAGATCTGGATAAATGGCCTGATGACATTGTGATCACCGCTCTCTACGAAGCAGACACTGAAACAGGCGGTACCGGTTGGGGCGCTTATCAAGATATCCCTCAAAACTTTAAACGGCGCGGTATGTTTTACTTTGCCGCCGCGTGGTTATCCTCCAATTTTGGCGACGGCGGAGTAGGTGACGGTATATCATCCGAAGCACGCTTAAACGTTGGTAGTAAGTCGATTGGTGACGAATCCATCACATACCGCACACCAAGCATGATGGAAGTTAACAATGACTGGCTTACATACACTGTCTACGGTCAACAATTTTATAGACTTAGAAGACGCGCAGGAATGGGTGCACGTGTTGCTTAGCAAGTGATATCATTTTACAAGTTCAAATACTTGAACCACTCCACCGCTATATACATCTAATTTTATAGCGGTGTTAATAGCCTCTACACTAGAATAACCCATCCTCATAACTGTAAGGGCATAATTCGAACCAGTACCGTTAGCATCACACCCTGTAAATTGGTATATTGATCCTTGTGATTCTTTTTCAGTTTTGTAAATGTTCACAACACTCCCATCATCACAAATGCATATTGCTGTAAAACTGGATATAGATGTATATTCGGTATTGTAATGTATACCTGAAATCATTTTATCAATTAGTTCAATTTCGGCGCCAGAATATCCACAATAGGCCATTGCTATTATATTTTTATCATTAACGTTCCACACTTTTTTATTTTCTGGCGTGAATATTTTTTACCTGATGTGGATATTATTGTGCCATTACTATTGCTCACTAGACTATCACTTGCTAAAAACTGACCATCCCATGCACATGTAGTCATTTTACAACCTCCAAATACTCAACGTTTATAGGGATTTCAACACCACGCCAAACGCACCAATACACATCGTTTTCTAACGAATCAACATAAAGAATATCGTTAAATTTTGGCAGTTCGTCACAATCAAAATTTGTTGTTATTTTAATTTTCATTTTCCGTAAGCCTCCCTCAAGGAAAGCATGGCAGCAAACCAATAATTTTCTGGCGATATACGCGTTAATTTACCGTAAATTGCCAAGCCTGCTAAGTATTGTGCCTCTTCAAATGCTTTTTTTTCTATTTTCACGTTGTCATCTCCTCTCTCTTGTTTTGGTGAAATTGATACTACATTATATTGACAGTCTCGTCAAGTATTCATTTTACCCAAAAACACGAAAGTATTGGGGTATGTATCGGGGTATAGATAACCACATGATTATAATAAGGAATTCCGGAAATTGCCCCGTACCCCTGTACTTCTCGCCTATTCACGGCCGCTGGCTG